GCAATATCTGCTGATCAAACCAAGATTTACTTGCTCTAGATGCTTGGGGTAGACTGTATTTGTTTTTCTCAAATACATCTAACAATGTGGGTTCTTTTATATTTGCCATATACTATTTATTAGTTAATCCAAGATGATGTTCTGTTAATATTACAAATTCCCAATTACGATCTGTTGCATAAGTTTTAGCAGCATCCCATTTTGATTGATTTTTCATAAATGTCATAGATTCATTTAAGTATCTTTTTGTTTGTCTTCCTGGATATTTTGGAGGCATAGTTTGGCCGTGTGGTTTAATTTCAACTAAGTACGTTTTTAGTTTACCTTCTCTATTTCGTACTTGAATACGGAAATCTAAAAAGTATCTATGCCACCTATTATCAGTTGCACATATATATGGTACAATAGTTTCTTCTGATTGCCAATTAACAACTGAAGTTGCTAGGTCACACCAATTCATAAATTTTAATTCCCACGAGGATCTATAAACTACATTAGTAGGATCACCTATATATTTGTTTGGATATTTTGGCTTATAAATTCCCTGATGATACTTCGCCATTTTAATATAAATAAGTAAAATAGTATTTATTAAGGAAAAACAATGTTTAATACTAATGGTGCCAAATATAATATATCACAGATGATGTATCCAAGTGATTTAATGGATCCTGCATATGCTGGAAATATGGTTGTATTTTTTATCAATGTAGCAACAGCATCTAAATTTATAAGTACTTATGGTCAAACTTATGATTTATCAGCAGTAGATACTCCTTTAACACAAGAATTATTATTGGCTAAAAATATAAGTGGATTAAATGCAGTATTATCTGCAACCGCAGGTGGTATATTACCTACTTTAGCAGTAGGTTCAGCAGCTGGGTTTGGAAGTCTTGTTGGTGCTGCTGGAGTAGCATCTGCTTTAGTATTAGGTGCTGCGCAAAATATTGCAGGAACTACTACTCGTGAAAGAAAAAGATTAAAATCTGCTATTGCTTTACATATGCCTAATGCATTAAATATTAAATATAGTGTCAATTGGAGTGAAGAAGACACTGCTGCACCAGAAATGGCATCAACTGTAGGTGAAGATGGCATGGCTATGTTAAAATCTTTAGGTGATGTTAAAGCTTCTAATATGAGTAATGCTGGAACTGATGTAAAATCTATTGCGGCAAGTTTAGGTCTAGCTAATGCTCCAGGTAAAGAATATATGTCTGCTAGAACGGGTTTAGCGGCTAATCCAAGAAAAGAAATGGTTTTTAAAGGGGTTGATTTTAGAGTATTTACATTTGAATATTCATTTTTTCCAAGAGATATTACTGAAGCAACCAATGTAGAAAATATTATTAAAACCTTTAAATTTCATATGCATCCAGAATATGCTGGAACAAATAATTTTTTGTACCTATATCCTTCAGAATTTGATGTACTTTATTATACTGGAACGGGTGAAAATGAACATATCCACAAACATACCTCATGTGTATTATTTGATTTGTCTATTAATTATACACCTAATGGAAATTTTAATACATTTTCAAATGGTATGCCAACACAAATTAATATATCTTTAACATTTAAAGAATTATCAAGTCCTACAAAAGAATTAATAGATTTAGGGTTATAATATGTACTTTAAGAATTTTCCTAGTTTCATTTATGATTTTAATATTAATGGTGTTAATACAGCACTTTTATTAAAAGATATTACTAGAAATGTCAGATTTAGAAAAGAACTTTTATCTAATATAACAGTGTATGATTATTATGATATACTAAATAATGAAACTCCTGAACAGATTTCAGAGAAATTGTATAGCATTCCAGATTATTTTTGGGTTATTATGCTAGCAAATGATAGATATGATTACATTAAGGATTTCCCATTATCACAATTTGTATTAGAACAATATATTAATGATAAGTATGATGATCCATCTGGCATTCACCATTATGAGAATGAAAGTGGATTTATAGTAGATTCTTCATATATTGGAGCAAGTTCTATTACAAATTATGATTATGAATATTCAGTCAATGAATCAAAAAGAAGAATAAAAATTATTCCAAAATATTATATTGATAAAATTATATCAGACTTTAAGAAGATTATATAATGGAAGGTATTAATAAAGCAGGTGATATTAATATAGAGATGGTACAAATAACTACCACTCAAGGTTTTTATCAGGATATTTTGAATCAAGTTATAAGTCTTCAAATATTTGAAGATATTTTTTCACCATTTACTACTGGCACTCTTGAAATTAAAGATAGTTTAGACTTATTAAATGTGTTTCCATTTAATGGAGAAGAATATTTAGAATTGAAATTAAATACTCCTACACTTACAGAAGGCAATATAGATGGGAAGTTTTATATCTATAAAATGTCCAACAGAGTTATGTTAGGAGATAGGGTTACTATTTATACTTTGCATTTTATATCTATTGAAGCTATTGTAGATCTTAATAAAAAAATAAGTAAAACCTTTTCCGGAAAATGTTCTGATATAGTAAAAGATCTATTGTCAGATACGGCTTATGGATTACAGGCAACTAAACCTTTAGTAGTTGAAGATACTCAAAATTCAACTAAGTATATTTCTAATTTTTGGTCACCAATAAAGAATCTTAATAATCTTGCCGAAACTTCTATTAATATGAATGGATCAAGTTCATATTTGTTTTATGAAGATAGATATGGATTTAATTTTGTATCATTAGAATCTTTATATACCAAAAATGTATTTCAAGAATTTATATATGATAGTTATATAAGAGATACTACTATTGATACAGGTTCAGTTAAAAATGTAACTGAAGATTATAAACGAATTCATAGTATTAATATTTCAACTGTATTTGATTATATTGAACGAGTTCGATCTGGATTGTATGGATCTAAGTTATATACACATGATATGACTACTAAAACATTTGAAGGCAAATTATATAATATGCTTGATAATTTTTCAAAAGAAAAACATTTAAATGAATTTCCATTAGCATCTAATAGTTCAATTTATCGATATAATTCTATGATAATGTTTGTACCAAAGTATTATCAGAATTTTAGTAATTTTGGTGATTCTACAAATGCAAACTCTATACAAAATAGAATTTCTTTATTGAGTCAAATAGATGCAAATAAACTTGAAATAGTTGTTCCAGGAAGATTAGATTATACTGTTGGTTTAAAGGTATTATTAAAATTATATAAAATAGAACCTCAATCAAAAGAAGATTCTGAATTAATAGATAATATGTTATCAGGCAATTATATTATTGCTGCTATTAATCATTATATTAATAGAAATCTGCATGAATGTAGTATTGAATTAGTGAAAGAAAGTTTATTAATAGATTTAAATAGGAAGAACTAATGTATTATACTGGAGTAGTTGAATCTCGTATGGATCCACTAATGTTGGGTCGATGTAAAGTGCGAATAATAGGTCTTCATACAGAAAATAAAATAGATTTGCCTACCGATGATTTGCCTTGGGCATTTCCTATTCAACCTATTACTTCTGCGGGTATTAGCGGTATAGGTCATGCTCCAGTTGGTCCTGTTGAAGGATCTTGGGTAGTTATTATCTTTGCTGATGAAGATAAACAACAACCAATGATGATAGGTACAATTGGTGGTATACCTCAAGATAAAGAAGGTATAAACGGAGGTAATGGCCAATACGGTAATCAAGAATTAGTTACAGGAATAGGCACATCTTCAGTTACTGGAACATCTCAATCAGATATAACTCCGCCTGATCCGTTGTCTGAAGGTTCTGGTATTATTGGACCTCTTGCCGTTTTAATTGCTAAAGCAGAATCTGGTTCAAAAGGGTATAATGCTTTCAATAGAGGTACTGCAAACGGCAAGATTATTCCTGCCGGGGGTAGTATGGAACTTATTAGTATGCAAGTAAGTGAAATTATGACGCTTCAAGCATTACCACCTGGAACTCCTACTAGACTATTTGCTGTAGGTAGATACCAATGTATTCCAGGGACTTTAAAAGAAGCAATTAAATCTCTTAATATTGATACAACAAGAAAATTTAATCAAGTAACACAAGATTTGATTTGTCAAGAATATCTATTATCTAGAAAAAGACCCGCATTATTGAAATATTATAAGAGTTCAGATAAGAATGATGAAACTTTATTAAAGAATGCTGGAAGAGCCTTAGCAGGAGAATTTTCTTCAATTGAAGATCCATTTAATCTTGGCTATCCATATGGTGGAAAGAACGGCAGTTATTATAGAGGTGGTAATAGAGCCCATACAATGTGGGAAAGTCAGATTAAACCTACATTAATACAAGAATGGGATTTTAGGAATGGTAGTAAACCAACTGTTGCTTCTCAAATAGGTGAACCTCCAATAGAAAATCCTGAGGTGCCTTCAACAAAAGTTGCAGCAAGTAATATTTTAGGTGATATATTAAAAACTGCCGCTGAAATTACAAATATTCCTGCTTTAGGTGAATTATTACCTGATGGCACATTAAGTACTGGAATTAAAGGTGATGGTTTAGGTGGAGATGGATTTAAAGATCCTACTGGTACATATCCTCTTTATGTAAAAGAACCAGATACAAATAGATTAGCAATCAATAATAATATTGAAAGCACACTGATAATGCAAAAAGAAGCAGCATTAGATACAGGTGTAAGAATTGCTAATGGCGGAACATGGGATCAAAGTCCACCACCATATAATGCCCAATATCCATTCAATCATGTATGGCAATCAGAATCAGGTCATATTTTAGAATTTGACGACACTCAGGGTTCTGAACGTGTACATTTATACCATAAAGCAGGTACATTTACAGAAATAGATGCTAATGGTTCAAAGGTTAATAGAATTGTCGGTGATAATTTTGAGATTATGGAACGTAATGGATTTGTTCATGTTAAGGGATCATTAAATGTAACTGTAGATGGAGCATATAATTTACGAGTTGATAATACTTTAAATCTTGAAGTATCTGGTAATGCTTTAATTAATATATTTGACACAACAGATATTAATATAAGTGGTGATGCAAATATCTCAGTAGGCGGAGATTTTAATTTAAGAGCAGCAAATATTAATATTGAAGCAGAATCTGAAATTAATTTAAAAGCTGGTACTAATACAAATATTCAAAGTGATGGTGATTGCAATTTAAAATCTACTAATATTAATTCATATTCAACTGCTAATACTAATAATAAAGTTGGTGGAAATTTAGTATCAAAAATAGAAGGCACAACTTCTATCGGTTGTTCTGATAAAATCAATATTCAAGGTGCAAATATTGATATGGTAACAGAAGGAAATTATAATGTAGATTATGATAAAGCCTCACTTGGTAATGGAGATGCATTAATACCAACTATTGAAGTTGACGGTGCTATAATTTTAGAAGCTGGATTATCTAACTTGTTACCTCCTGGAGATATAAGAGGTACTGGTGATTTACCTACATTGCCTGAATTATCTGTAACTACTAGAGGTGCAGAAGTAGGATTTGATGATCCTGATGCCGGAGATTCTTCTAGTTATAATGCTGGTAGAATAAATTCAAATATTGTATCTGCTGCCGATGTTGCGGCTGATAAAATTATTGTTGATTCTGCTGCGCCAAAGGCAAATTCTTCTACTGCGCCAATAGGAGCAAATTGTGATTTAATCTTTAATATGGATCCAGCAAGTTTTAATCCTAATATGAAGTTATCTGAATACTTTACATTAGGTGATTTAACTAAAGGTGGAATTAGAATACCTAGAAGGGCTTATCCAGTTAAAGGTCAAACATATACTCCACAACAAATAATATGCAATCTTAAAGGATTATGCACTAATGCACTAGATCCTATTGCCAAAAAGTATGGCAGAGATTCATTTATTATTACAAGTGGATTTAGGAGACCTGTAGTTGGTAATATACCTGGAGATTTGGGTATGCAAGTTGAAGGTGGAGATCATAATAGAGGTTGTGCAGCAGATTTACAGTTTAAAGGTGGACCTGCTAAAATGTTTGAAATTGCAAAAGATTTAGTAACACTATTACCTGCATGGAACCAAATTATTCTTGAATATGATGGAAAAGCAACGTGGATTCATGTTGCATTTTATTATACTAGCAATAAGGGTGATTACTTTACAATGAATCATGGTAAAAAGTATGGAGGCACTTTTCCTAAAGGAGGATTTATTCTAATATGAGTAAAGCAGCATTAGAAGATAGTTTAAGCGAGGGTGAACCGCCTTGGCCTTCTACAGGGGCAATAGGTCCATTTTCATCTAAGACTAAAATAAATGGAAAATCTATTCAATTAAAAGATGTAACATTATATGAGGCACATAGTCATAATTTTGGAACTGTTACAGTTACGCATCCTTCTATATTAAGAGTAGTTGTAACTGCTTCTAATACTTTAAAAATTGAAGGACATTATGCTGCAAGAATAGGTGATACTTTAGGAGATAGCGATGTTATTGCGTATTTTGGTTCGATAAATACTGATATAGGATCAATCGATTCAATTATTCTTTCTGAAGAAGGCGATGAACTTTATTCAGAAGAAGATATTGGTATAATAGGGGACATATGACAACCAAAAAAATATCTGGATTTCCAACATCAACTGCACTGAACGGTTCTGAATTTGTATTGGGTATTCAAAATGGTTTAACTGTTAAGTTGCCTGCCTCCAGTTTAGGTGGTGGCGGTGGAGGTATATCTACTTCTGCTCCACCTAGTGCAAATTTAATCCGTTCTCTAACATCTTGGACTATAGATTCGAGTGATCTATTATTAAATAATGTATCAAAGTCTTATAATTATAGTTGTCTTAAATTAAGTTCTACAAATCCTGCGTTTATAGTAACGGATATAAGCGTTGATATAAAAGCTGAAGCAGATCAAAATGCTTCTAGTTCATATGTATTATCATTTTTAGCTTGGACATTAACTGATACTAGAGATTTAAGGGCTGAATTATATCCTAATACATTACCTGGATCAACTGTAACTGTAACTACAACTCCAAATTTATTTTCTTTAGCTTGGGTAACAACATCTACTGATATAATAGGATCTACCCTTAGATTTATTGCTCAGTCTGGAATACCAGACATTTATGTTTGCAATGTAAAATTAGAAGTTGGTACAGTAAGAACACAATGGAGTCCTAGTGTTCATGATTCTATTAATGATTTAAATCCTCTAACAAACTATAATATAACTCAATTCTTTGGTAATGTTGCTTTAGATAATCAATATATTGGCGATGTTATTCAATCATCTGGATATAATGAGTTAACATATAATGGATGGAAATTAAATAAATTAGGTGATATAACTACATATGGTAATTTAGTAATAAAAAGTCCTGTTAATGGAAATGTTATTTTTGCAGCAGGTAATTTTAATTGGAATAATGTAACAGGAACAAATATTCCTGCTCCAGCGGCAACTCGAAATGTATACGCGGGACAATGGTCACAACCAACTGTTTATTATTTAGGTGATTGGGTTGTAGATATTGATGGGTATAGTTGGAATTGTATTTTAGCACATACGTCTAATAATACTGATAAAATTCTACCAATAATACCAGTAACAGCCAATACATATTGGAATGCGTATGGAATTAGAAAAGATCCTATTACAGTTGTTAATCCAAACTCTACACATACATTTTCCGCAGAAAACGATGGTACTGTACCTTCAGGTTCATATATAGATTCTGGTACTACTATAACAGTTTATGAAGGAGCAAAAGTAATATTATATGATGGAGTAGGTACTTCTCCAGGTACTTGGAAAACTACAACTACTCCAACTAATATTACAGTAGGTACTTTAACAGATTCTGGAACTTATTTATCAGTTGGAGCACATTCTGGAGTTGCGTATAATATAGATAGTTCATCTATTATATATAGTATAACTGGAACCCGGTATGATGGAACAAGTTTTAATACTGAAACTAGACAAACATTTAGTAAATCAAAGGCCGGGGGTAGTTCTGTACTACCTATTTTATATGCTATTGAAACAGATACTACTGTAATTGTAAAAGATGCACCAAATGCTACCTCTGTAGGTACATATACACCAATTACAATACAAGGTAAAAAGACAGATAATATTACAACATCTAATTATGGTTGGGTAACAGTAACGACCAATTTAGGGACTGAGCAAACAGTTGCTACAGATACAGCAACTGCACCTTACATTTTATCTTTAGCAGAAACATCAGGCGTATCTAGTGTTTCTATTAAAATGTATAATCAGGCAACGGTTTCAGGTGCCATATTGTTAGACACACAAACTGTTGATGTTGTATATAAAGGTGATATTGGACAATCATATCAACTTGTGATTGAATCATCAAATGGGACTGAATTTAAGGTTGGGCAAGCATTGACAACAACCTTAAAAGCCCGTTTGTTTTTAAATGGTGAGGAAATTACTGTGTCAACTCCGGCAAGTTGGTTTAAATGGAGAAGAGTTTCAAAGTATCCTGACACATATCCAAATGATGATGATACTTGGTATTATAATCATTTAGCGGGATATAAAGAAGTATCAGTTAATATTGATGAAGTTGATTCACAGGCTACGTTTTTTTGTGATATAATCAGTCCATAATATTATAAATATAATATAATATAATATAATATAATTTAATTTTTTTAAAGGAAATAACATAAAATGCCTACTTTAGTATCCACCGGACAAATTACGATTGTTGATAATAACGATGCACGTAATATTAGTGCTGCTATATCTTCAAATTATTCTGTACAATCAATATATACAAAAGATGAAGCAGCAAATGTATCATATATTCCGAATTATTCTTCTACAAATTTAGTATTAACTCCTACTATAGGTATTTCGGGGTTATCTACATCTCAAGTATGGTCGGCCTTGAAAAACAGGCAATTTTCATTTACTCAAGGTGGTACTGCACTTACTTCTAGTTCAACTCCAGGCACATTTTATACAGTATCTGGTTCTGCTGGATCATATGTTGAATCTGTTGTAACAAATCCATTTGTTACAGCAAACCTTGCAGCTGCTAGTTCAACTGCTGCAACATTAACAATTTCAGGAAATTTAGGGTCAGCCACTGGCAATCAAACAATTTATTTTGATGCTGATTATACAGATCCAACTACATTATTAGTTACACATATTACATGTAGTATTGTTTTAAATACTATTAAGACTGGTACAAATGCTGTTTATATTACCTTTAGAGGTAATAATTCTATTAATCAATCTACAACTTCTACAAAAACTAACGTTGCTATTGCTGCTGATTTAGTTAGAGCTGGTGGTGTAGATACAACTGGGTTAGCTTATAAATGGTATATTGCCACATCTGGAACGCAGATTGATGCTGCACTTAGTGGAGGAACCGGACCTACAACAGCAGCTAATTATGGATTTTCTACTACTACATCTCCTACATTACCTGCTGCTGGAACTTTAAATACTAATATACCACTTGCAGGCGCATCTACAACATATAATACTTTAACAATGAGTGAACTTGCTGTTAACGAGTTAGCAATTTTCCGAGTTGATATAACAGATGGTAACACAATAACATATAGTGCAAATTTTACTATTTATGATGTTTCTGATCCATATGATGTAACATTAATATCTGCAAATGGAGATAAATTACCTAATGGTATTGGTTCAACTCAAGTTTATCCATTAGTATATACAGGATCTTCATCACTATCTAATTTAGCAGGTTACTATTTTGATTGGAATATGTTAGATAGAAATGGTAAAAAAGCTAGTTTTATTGATACAGTAAAATTAAATAATGTTGTGTATAGTAATGCTACTACCGGAACATTTACTTGCCAAACACCTTACTTATATGGTGCAGCAACCCCATCTCAGACTCTTGCCGTAGGTCAACGTATCTCTTTTAGTTCAACTACTGTATCTTCTGGAGTTCTTCCAACAATTACAGCAAACACAGTGTATTATATACAATCAGTATCTGCTACAAGTACAAGTGTAGGTGTTTCACCTGGAATTTCATTTACTATAACTGCTTCTAAAGGCGGTGCAGTTATTACTGGAGGTACCGCTGGTGGAACACTTGTTGGAACATGCACAACAGGAACACCTACAGGTGGTTCGCCAATAACTAGTGTAACTGCTGCAAGTGGTTCAGTAGCTACTGTTACATATAATGTGAGCGGTGGGTATATGGGTAAAGGAACTCAACTTGCTGTAGGAGATGTAATCAAATTAGTAACTACTGCAGGAAATGCATATTTCTATTCTGTACAAACAGCAACAGCAACAAACGTAATAACATTTCAATTATGGTCTGCGGCAGGAACTGCATATCCATTACCTCTTGCTGCGGCTGTACCTGCAACAAATACTCCTGCTATTGCTGAATTTGCAGGAGGTGTTATATATGATTGTGTAAATAGTGCTGGTTCTAGAAGATCTTATGGTACTTCTACTTTTGGTGATGCAACTACAAATCCTCCATATGCTGGTTCAGCATATATAATATTATCAGGTGATGAGATTGACTCAAAAGGCACTGTCACATGTGATGTAACTAGACCATAAGGTATTTTTGATGACAGTAGTAGCGACAGGACAACTAACTATAGTTGATGTGAATGATGGTAGCAGTTATTATACTGCTACCGTATATGCCCAACAAGCAGGACAACCAGATACCCCAACTGGAGGATCATATAATTTTAGCACTAAAACTTTAACTGTACCTACAGATCCAAATCCTACAACAAATCCTTCAACAGGAGCTACTCCTTGGTATTCTGTGTTACCAACAACAACAACTACAGTAACTTGGGTATCTACATATACTTTTAGTGCCGTAGGTACTAGTTCTACTGTTACGGCCGGTACTTGGACTACTCCTACACTATTTGTTGTTAATGGTAATCCTGGAACTCCTGCGCTTACTGCTAGTATTACTAATGACTCTGTTTCTTTACCTGCATTATTAGATGGTACAGTACAATCATATACTGGTTCTGGAACACTCATATATGTACTTGAAGGAGCTTCATACTTAAGTTATGATGGGGTAGGAACTTCTGCAGGTACATGGAAAGTTGTTGTTGCAAGTGGGGATGCTGTAGGTATCACTGCAAGTTCTACATTTACTGATAGTGGTATATATGTTACAGTAGGTCCGCATTCAGCGTTTTTACCGGGTGCCGATACAGCTTCTATTAAGTATACAATTACAGGTACTAATTCTGCCGGTTCTACATTTACTTTATATAAAACTCAGACATTTAGTAAATCTAAACAAGGATCATTAGGACCTACAGTTTCTATTACTTCAGGCACTCCATTAGTATATGTGTCAAATAATGGGTTAATTATTCCAGGCCAATCAAATATTACATTAACTGCTACTGTTAATAATATGACTGGCACTCCTACGCCAACTTTTGCCTGGACATTTAATGGATTTCAAACAAGTCCTACCGCCTCAACAACTAATACTCAAGTAATTACTGCTGCACAATTTGGTACTTCTCGTGGCGCTAAAGTTACAATAACTGTAACATATGGTGGGCAAACATATACCGATCAAGTTGATATTACAAGACTTGAGAATATACCTTGGCTTAATCTTACGTCCGATGTACCTCTAATATTTACCTCTACAAGTGGTACTATAGATCCTAGTCAAACTATTAATTTAACAGCAGTTCCATATAATATTCCTGGAACTCCGGTTTATACATGGGCATTTTCTGGATTTCAGACTAATCCTACAGCCTCAACCACTAGCACTCAAGCAATCACTTCTGCTCAATTTGGTAATTCTCTGGGTTCTAGAGTTAGTGTTACATTGACATATGGAACTCTATGGACTTCTGGCGCTACAAGTTATACTTTAGGACAAAGTATTTGGTATGAAAATAGACAATATACTGTAACAACTGCCGGAAATGCTGGAACAACAATACCTACAGTTACTAGTGGATCAGTTACAATGTCTGGAGGAACTGGGCCATTTGCAACCTTGTCATATAATGGTGCAGCTCTTACTTCTGATGTAAGTATTTCAAGACAAGAAAGAGCTAATAGTAATTCTTCTGGTTCTGGAGTACCTACTGGCGGTATTAATGGTGATAGTTACTTTGATACAAGCACTGAATTAATGTGGTATAAATCTGAAGACACTTGGAAAAAAGTAATGCCTTCAATCACTTCTACTAATGTTACCCAATTTGTTGATACAGCTGCTATTGGTAATCTTCAAGTAGGTAGTTTGGCTGCTGGTAAAATTACAACCGATAAATTAAATGCCGCAACTACTATCACAGTAGGTAATGAAGTTAAAGGGGTTGAAATTGATGGTCCTACATCATCTGTTAATTTAATATCGGGTAGTGCACCCTCATATAATGCTAGTACTAATTTTGTAGGTACTTGGACTTCTGGTACAAGTTATGCAAAGGGTGATGTTGTTTTTTATGCTCCAGGTTACTATGATTCATATATTACTAGTCCAGAACTTGGTCAATATATAGTATGTTTAATAGCACATACTGCCGTCGAACCAATAAATTTTACTCTCCTGCAATGGAATCCTTGGTACACGTATCATAAACTTATTATGGGTGATATATCAAGTGTAGCTAGTACTTTAAACACTGGAATAGATAATATAGGTCTTGCTGCATTAAGATCTAAAAGCACTTGGAGTGGAGAATATAATACTATTTTTGAAGTTAGTGATAGAGGAGTTACGGCAAATTTAACCAATACTTGTTTATCTACATTTGGTTCTACATATAATTTGCCTATTGTAAGTCAAGGAAATATTGTATTTGACGGTAGTACAAAAATAGGAACTTTTTATTGTAATAACTGTACAATGTCCTGGCCAACTAGAACTAAAAAAGTTTTCAATGCTTTAAGTGCTGTAAATGCTACAAATGATACTATAACAATACCTAATCATGGATTTTTAACCGGACAACCAATAGGATATGATAATGGTACCTTTACTTCTACTGGAGCTACAGCTACTGGATTTGTTGCATATAATAATGGAGGAGTAAATGCGGCTCTTCCTGATAGGCGAATATATTATGCTATTAGAGTTGATGATAATACAATTAAATTGGCAGCTACCGAAATTAATGCAACAGCTGTTGCCGCTTCACCTACAATAGTTTCAGTGTCTCCTCCTTTTATTGTAGTAAGTAGTGCTACAGGTATTACATTTGGACAAACAGTTAATGCAGATTTTATAGCTTCAGATACTGTAGTTGCATTCATTTCAGGAACTAATATTGTTTTATCTAAAGATATATTATATACACCTACTGCAGGAACGGTAGTAACTTTTTATAGTAATGCAATACAATTAAATGCTACTTCTGCAACTAATCCTGCAAATGATGCATACTTTGACACGGCTATGTATAGTCCGCAAAGTGGCACAGGCGGCGAACAAGGAACATATGGTGTATATGCTACTACAGTTGGAGATACTGTTCTTAATGTTGATCCTACTCAAGATAATCCATTAGGTACTGGTGGTACTATAGGATTATATGTTGGTATGTATTTAGGACTTAATCTTGGTTTAGGATTGTATAGTGGATTAAGTGCTGATGGAATGGCATGGTTAGGTCCTATAAGTGCTGTCAGTGGGACAACCATTACTTTAGCGGGTAATGGTTGTCCCACTATTGTAGGTAGTACTACTGAATATGCAACATGTTTTTCATATATGAATACTACTACACGTACCTATGCTATATTAACCTTAAATTCAGTACCAGAAGGCACTTTATATCCAAATCAAATGGTATATATGTCTTGCGTTGTTGGAGGCGAACCATGCAGAGTAATTAGTGTTACTGGAAAAGGAATAGGTGCAAGAGTTCTTTTACAAATACCCGATCAAAGGTGGTGGTATGAGTATGGTGATAATTCTGGAACTATTACTCTATCAAGTGGTTCTTGGTCATCTTATGGCGCATTTATAGATAATGATATTTTAGCTATTTATGAACCAGGTCTTACGTTTGGGGGAATGGATCCTTTAGGTGTTCAATCCTTTGGAAAACCTGCGACTGGTCAACCTATTTATGGTGATGGTGTTGCTGCTGGTACTTTTATTTCTGGTAAAATTGCATCTGATTATAAATTCTATTTTAATTCTACTACTGGACTTTCAGTAGGTACTGAATTGCAATATAAGATAGATTTCTCTTTTCAATGCTCTTGGGAAGTTACAGGAATCTATTCAGGATATATAACTGCCTCTTGCTTGGAGCGATTTACTTCAGTTGATCCCCCTATAGGAGGTATACTTATAAGTACCGCATTAATTAATTATACAATAACTAATGTTATAAAATGTGATTTAATAAAACCCGAAGGAAGTTATAGTTATTTTAAATTAGGTAATCGTAACCAAGAAGCATTTTATGCAGTATTACAATCAACACCAAAGCAATTAATTAGATCTAATATACAAGGTTCTAGTACTACCTTGCCGTCATATTATGAAATTGATTTAACTGCTTCTTTAACAGCTACAGGTTTGACGATAGCTGCTTTTAGAGGTAGTTTAAAATTTATTGCGCAAGTAACTGCGCATACTGAATGTTGGGGTGGTTTAATATCTAGTGCTGAATCTTCAACTTTGTGCGCTGCAGATAGTTTCAATTTATTTACTTCTTTTAATTTATATTCATCTAAAAGATCCGCTTCATCCATATTAACAACTGGAGGTACTACTGCAGCTGAAACAATAATTGCTCAGGATACAACAAGCGTAACACGATTTCCAGTTACTAAATGTTCTTGGCAGATAGATACTGGTACAAGTACCTTAGCAACTGCTTTTAAGGTAGGTACATGGTATATAGTAACTGTATTAGGAACAACAAATTGGGCGGCTGTAGGATCTGTAGGATCTGTAGGAGATTATTTTCTATGTATTGCTGTAGGTACTGGAACAGGAAGAGCAATAAGTGATTTTAAGGCATCTCTTAGATTTACTGCAAGAACTCAACCTGTGGCTTTAGCCGGTGTAGCAGTTAATTCTACTGGGTTGGGTCAAGCTACAAGTGCTAATGATAATATTTATACTACAAGATATTCATACATAATCTATTGTATGCAAACTGATAGTTTATCAAGTAACACCCCTAATTCATGGTAATATATGATTAAAATAATATTAGAAACTAAAAATGAAGAAATAATACAAGAGTTTATTCAGTATTTGTTTGAAACTTATTCTATAAAAGCTGAAAAGAATTTTCAAGGCATATTAATGTCTGAACTTGATAAATTAACTCAAGTTTCTCTTGATAAAGCTATATTAATTAATGTTAATGAATTAAGTAAAAAATTTAATGTGAAGATGACATTAAAAAAACCTCTTAGTCAACCTTTAGGATTTCATAAACTTAATTTAAATGAGTACAGCGATGTTATAACTAATACTTTAGAATCTAAAGCAAAAGAATACCAATATGATAATATTGTATCGGCGTGTTCATATAGTAATAGTACAATTGAGCAATATAAAAAAGAAAGTATTGCCTTTATTGCTTGGAGAGATTATCTATGGTCAGTATCTCTTCAAGAGGCCAAGATAGCTTTAGATAATATACCAATAAGTATAAATGAGTTTATAGATTCATTACCAACGTATGAATCCTTTTTAATATAAGAGTTAGTTATGCAATCAGATCAATCATATTTCAGACCTAGGGTAGATGAAAGGATATATGAGAAGGCAATACAAAAGGCTACGTTTCTAACAGATAATATGTATGTTAGACTAACATCAGGATTAACATTTGAATCTTTAGTAGAACAGTTGATTAATATAGAATTAAGTAAAACAAAACAGTAGAAAAACTTGGTATAACCAATATAACACATATTTAGCCTGTTGTAAACAGTTTTTGAATAAATAATACATATTAATTGGAATATTAACATGGCTAGAAATACCAGACACTTTTCTGATATAGATTTAAACTTTATTGCACATCCTATTACTGGTGATATTAACATTAGGTATGATGATGATGCAATAAAACAATCTGTCAAAAATTTAGTTTTAACTCATAACTATGAAAGACCTTTTCATTCAGATATAGGTTCACCCGTGCATGGTTTATTGTTTGAACTGTCATCTCCATTATTATCCATTTCCATTAAACGTATTATTACGGATTTAATATTTAATTATGAACCTAGGGTAAATTTAACAGAAGTAAGTGTTAACATATCTCCTGAAAATAATTCAGTAAATATTTCAATATATTTCACTATATTAAATACCTCAACTCCTATAACTCTTGATATAACGCTTGAAAGGACACGTTAATGGCAAGCAAGAAAATAAATTACACAGAATTAGATTTTGATGGTATAAAAAATAATCTAAAAGAATATTTAAATGGCCAAACATTATTCAAAGATTATGACTTTGATGGTTCAGGTCTGTCAATCTTATTAGATGTGTTGACATATAATACCATGTATAATGGTGTTTATAATAATTTGTCTATTAATGAAATGTTTCTTGAATCTGCTAGAAAAAGAAACAGTGTTGTATCAATTTCAAAAGAATTAGGATACAGGCCTCAGTCTGCAATATGCGCTAAAGCAACAATCAATATTACTTTAACAAGTAATACATTAACAACCTTTATTATACCAGCAAATACTCCTTTCACTACTAGTGTAAATGGCGTAATATATACTTTTTATAATACTTCTCAATTAATTTATAACACACCTACATTAACACATACTTTTGAGAATGTTATAATAACAGAAAAAAGTAATATTCTTTCTTTTGATTATACAGTTGGTGATGGTGTAAGATATATTATTCCAAATACTAATGTTGATTTAAATACACTTAGTGTAATAGTTCAAGAAAGTATATCTTCTTCAGTGACAACTACTTTTACTCTATCCGAAAATCTTGTAGATGTAACTCCTACTTCAAATGTATATTGGATTAAAGAAATAGATGATGGTTTATATGAATTAACATTTGGTAATGATAAAATAGGTAAAGCGATATCTAATGGAAATATTATTAAATTAAATTATTGTGTATCTAGTTTGGATGCTCCAAATGGTGCCAAATTATTTAATTACTCAGGTTCATTAGGAGTTGGAGTTAGTGTATCATTAATTACAATGTCTGCTGCATCAGATGGATCATTACCCGAAGATATAGATTCAATTAGATTCAATGCTCCAAGGGCTTATGCTGCCCAAAATAGAGGAGTAACAACAAATGATTATAAGTTATTAATATATACAAACTTTCCTTTAGCTAAGTCTGTATCTGTTTGGGGAGGTGAGGATAATATTCCACCTATATATGGAAAAACATTTATTTGTGTTAAACCAAAAAATGCAGATGTATTGACTTCTGCACAAAAAAGTTATATTCTTAATACGATTCTTCCTTCAAAAAATGTATTAACCATAATGCCAGAAATTATTGATGCAGAAAGTATTAATATTATGTTAGAAACTTCTGTTTATTACAATGACTTACAGACAACAAGAACTGCTGAGGCAATTAAACAATTAGTAGTTAATACATTATTAAATTATAACACTAGTGAATTACAAAAATTTGAAGGAGTTTTTAGATATTCTAAAGTATGTACATTAATTGATAATTCAGAAAACTCTATTATAAATAATATTACTAGAATAACGCTAAAAAGATATATTTCTCCAAAGTACAATATATCGGCAAATTATCTAATTAATTTAATCAATCCAATTTATTATTCGGGTGCTGCTGAAGATATTGTATTATCTTCAGGATTTTATATATTAGGAAGTTCTGAAATTCATTATTTGGTTGATGATGGTTTAGGCAAAATAATGCTATTTACTATACATGATAATCAATATAGAGTTGTTGTTGATAGTAATATAGGTACTGTTGACTATCAGAATGGATTAATTGCTATTACT